GCAGCGTGGTAAGCAATGATGTCAGCAAGTGCTGCATCAACATCGTTGAAAGAAGTTAGGTTCAACTTCTTGGTGGTTGTTACGGCTGAGCCGTACTCGTTTAGTGTTACAGTAACCTGTGATGGGTTACCAAGAGCAATGGAGGAAACATCAGAAGTTTCTGTCAATGTACCAGTCGCTGTTGCGAGATCTGAGTAAATGGAGAATACAACTGACGAACCTGGCATTGCCTGCTGTACTGGCTTAACATCTGCAAGCGCACGCATCACTGGGATGGAGCGAAGTGCCATACGGACGTATTGGTCATACGCTGTCTGGACTAAGTTGCTGATTGTTGAGGCCGAGGTAAGCGTACCTGTAGGAATTGCCACTTAATTTGCCTTTCGGATAGGTTCGGTTAGAGTCCAGACTCTTTAATGACAGCATCCAATTCTTCACGGCTATTTGCATTCATCAATCTTCTATGAATATCTGCTTGGAACTCAGGAGTAGCTCCCTGTTCTACAGCATTAGTCATACGTTGATAAGCAGCAGCCTGCTTTGGATCTACATTAGGTGTTGCCTGGGCTGACTGGGTTTCATAGCCGAATACATCGGCATAATCTTCCAGCCATTTAGATACAGACTCTTCAGTTGGGTCTATATCCTGTGGGATAAATGAAGCAATTTTGCTATTTACCCCGCGACTAGCAAGTGCATCTTTGATTGCTCGTTCACGGTTGGATTTAGAGATAGATTCAAACTGAGATTTTAGGTCAGCCAGTTCTTTCTCTTTTTGCTTATTTGCTTTTCGCAACTGTTTGACGAGATCATTACCATCATTAGATGGTGTATCAAAGTCGTCATCTTCGTAGTCGTAGTTGGACATAGGTCCTTCTCCCATTCGTTTTTAGTTTACGTAGACCTCATACAGATTCGGGGGCTTTCTGTATGGCTTCTACTCCTGGTGTTGGTGTCTCTCTAACGGGCCAGTCGTTCCGTTAGCAGGCTTAGTATTGCCCTGCGCGTTCGCGGGCTAGTGCGCCTTGTGCAGCACCTGATGTGCCACCAAATTGCGCTTGTTCAAGTTGAGCAAGTTTTCTACGTTTCTTACCTGCTTCTACAGCACCTGTAGTGCCAAAAACTTCTTCTTCAGCAGTGGTCTGAGTAAATGGACCAAGACCTTGTTTTGCGTAAATATCTCCAAGTTGTGATGCTCTTGGCAGGAACTCTCCGATTGTCTGGTAACCAGCTCGTGCTTGCTCACCAGTCACTCCGTAGCGCTGTAGTTCTTCTGCTCTGGAAAGACCTGTTGCTAGTCCTGCTATCGCAGCACCTGCTCCAATCTCAGCAGCTCCTACTTTACGCTTGATTTCATTTAGAGCCTTATCAGGGTCTAAGGCGTAGGCTAGAATATCTCCACCAGTAATTTCTGGGTAGAACTGACGTAGCGATTGTGCTACCTGTGGAGCAGCATTAAGAACGCGACTCTGTGCAGTAATAATTCTATCTTCAAGTTCTGCAGCAGATACATCTCCGCCAATAAACTTCTCAAATCCTTCTTGACGACCCATATCTCCGCGAGAGTAATAAGATGCTGGCAGGCCATAGTTACGCATTACATTCTGGTACTGGTCTTCAAGGCCAATGTATTCTGCTTCTGATAAAGCGCGTAGACCTTTTTGAGTACGAGATTGATTAGCAGCAAAGCGTTTCTTATACGCATCGGTATCTCTTAGGCGCAGAGTAAACTCTGCTGGAGATAATCCTTCTACAATAAATCCTTGCAATGGCGCTACTAAAGCCCCAAGGCCATAGCGTTCAAACTCTGAAAATAGCAAAGCATAGGCAGACTGCCCTGTTCTACGTTTTTCTTCTGCAGCCGCTTGCGCTGCTTGTTGAGCAGCAAGAGTTGTTGCTGATGTTGAAAGAGTGCTAGTAGAACTACTAGATGTAGCAGTTTTTAGTAAACCGTTTTCATAGGTCTTACCTTGCCAAGTTCCCGTAAAAGATGAACCGTTTATAGTTAATGGGTCAGAAGATGTTCCTGCTCCTCGGTATTGATTACCTTGAGCATCCATACCATAGCCTGCTGCATATTTAGAAGCATACAAAGAATCACTAGATGTAGTTATAGGTTTACCTTGTGTATCTATACCATATCCTGCTGCTCGTTTTGCATCATATAAGGCATCGCTGGAAGTAGGTGCTCCAGTATACATTGACTGAGTAGCAGGTCTTCTCGCTCCAGTAGCAGGGTCTACTATTTCATTTGTAGAAGCATCATAATATGGATTAGGCGATTTAATTAGTTTATATTCTCCACCAGATGTTCCAGCACCTTGTTTCCAAGCATAGTCGTAAACATAAGCATCTGGTTGTGGAAGTGGAGCAAGTTTAGCAGCAGCTTTTGCTTTAGATTCTTCCTGTGCCTTAAAGTATGCTTCGCGGCGAGCGGCAGATTCTTCTGCTACTTCCTTTTGAATACGAAGGCGGCGTTCTTCTTTTGTCTCAGCCATTGCTACCCCTGGAATCCGAAGTCACGAAGTACATTAAGAGCTACGCTAGATACTTCTTCTCTAGCATTATCGGTATACTGCCAGCGTGGGTCTTTACGGACTGCACGTTGGAAATCATATAAAGACATTTCTTTGTCTTGTCCATAAGCGCTACGCAATAGCGGATCATCTAGACTAATAGCATCTGGAGTTAGCTCTAACAGGTTAGCCATACGAGTTCTATACGGAGCATAGATATTATCTAGGTCTAAACCTTCATCAAGTAAGGCTCCTACCTTTTCAGGTAGACCTAACTTAGCCTGCTGTCTAATAATGCGGGAGAAATCATCAAGAGATTCACCTTTAGATATACGCTGTAGCCAGCCATCTAACTGCAAGCCAAAGTCTTTTTCTAAGTTGAAACCATTAGCACGGGCAACACCACGTAGACTAGATAGAGCATCGCCTATTTCACCTGCTGCACCTTTAGCAGATATACCACCAGCAAGTTCATCAAAGATAGTTTCATCATCAATACCATCTAGGTAATACTTATCAAGGGTTGCATCATCTGCTTTAAGACCGCGAGAGGCAAGCTGACGCTTGATACCAATTTTCCAGTTTTTAAGTTTCTCTTTGTAAAGTTTGTCATTCTCAAGCTGCATAAGAATGCGGTCTTGAGCATCTCCATCTAACTTACCCCAAGCAGACTTAAAATATTCTTCTTCTGCCTCAGCTAATTTGCCAGCATCAAGGAGCCCAAAGATTTTTCTAATCTCAGCGCCATAGATTGGGTGATTTAATAAAGCCTCACCAATGCCGTACTTATCACGAACGTTTACAGTATTTTTATTTGTAGAAGTATTTGATGAATCTGTAGGAGACTCAATTATCTCAGTAGTATCTAGGGCTATAGGTGATTGTGTTTTACTTTTTACAATAATACCATTTACAATATTATCGTTTTGTGAACCTTTTTTCTCAGATGTATCTAAGGTTCCAGTTAATTTAATTCGTTTTTTAGTTCCGTCTAGTATAACCGTAAATGGATTTTCTGGTGTACCATCTCCTTGCATACTGGCCCACTCTGTTGGAGTAAGAGAGATTCCCCCTTTTTCGTTAAGGTAAGAAGGTTTAGCCATCAGCCTTTACCTCCTCGTGACAATAACCATTTAGTGTTATCAATTCTTTGTTTACGCTGAACAGATGCAGGATCTTCTGCTTCTATTGTAGAAGTAATTTCCTCAGCAATTTGTTCCTTGGAAAAGCCTGGAGCCTGAGTAACAACCTTCTCCATCTTACCAGTCTTAGGGTTCTTAATTTCTTTAACGGTAGTTACAACACCCTCGCTGTAAAGTTTGCTGATACCTTTAACTAAATCTTGATACCAACCCATATCTTTATCAGAGTCTTGAACTGTGCGTCCTGCCTTCTTTAACATAATTTCATCAATGTCAGCAGCAATCTCATCTTCAGTTACCTGATATACCTGACGGGTAGGAAGGGCTGGCTTCTTCTTCTTGCCACTTGAATACCAACCAAGGTATTGCTCTGGAGTAATCTTTTGCTGACCATTAGATGTGGCATACCAGTCAGAAGCACCAGCTACAGATATGTCCCACAAGGCTCTAGCCTGTAAAGGGTCTGTGCCAAATCCATTTTTACGCAAAGCTGTATTCCACTTTTCGCGTAGTTTAGCATCTGTCAGGTAGCGAGCTTGGGCTTGGGTCGTAGTCTCTGTAATATCTTTAGTTGTTGGTTTAACAGTGTAAGTTCCACCTGTAGGACTTTGAATTGTATCGCCAGGAACCTTTTGAGTACCAAGATAAACTTTGTTCACATAAGTTCCAGCAGAAGATGCTGTATTACTACGATTATTGAACCAATCATCTACAAAGTCTGCCATTATAGCCCTTCTAACAAAGTATCATTTTCAAGAATACGCGTATAGACTCTATTGAACGTAACATCTCTATCAATAAGAGCACCAGTAAAAGCGCTCCATAGTTCTTTTAGGTCAGCATTTTCTTCATTGTTAATATTCTTAGATTTACGTTGTGACAATAATGTAACAACATACTGACGACCCTTTAGATAGTCAGCCATAGTTTTCATATCATTACGAGATGAAAGTCTAGGATCAGAGGTTGCCTTCTTAGCAAATGTTAGGAAGTTCATAACCTTACGGGTATCAATCTTACCTCGCACTGCAGCCCAGTCAGGGTTTTCCTCAGACAAAGCAGCAATGAAATCAGTTTTTAACTGCTTCAAGTCTTCAGCACCTTTAGACTCTAGGCTCTTTAGGCCGCGATTTATACGCTCTACTTCAATGCGGTCTATAGCCTTATTGTAAAGAATCCATCCGCGTTCTGCGTTGGTTTCCTGAATAGCATCGTATGGGTCTTGTGCACCTCTAAATGTGGTGGTAGAACCAGGAGCTACTACTTGCTCTCTCTGCTTACGATAAACAGTAGGCGAGAACTCACCAGCATTAGCATCTCCAACTAAGAACCAGCCATACTCTGGGTTGTTAGCGATAAGGTCTTTTAATTGCTTTGCTCTCTTATCAGCCTCAACTGTTGCAGCTACGCCTGTATAGTTCTTGGAAAGGCTAGTTGTAAAGTAATAATATTCATCACCATATTTGTTATAGAAGTTCTCAGCAGCGTTTATTGGGTCTTCCTCGCGCATACGCTGGTATTCATCAATCCAGAACTGATAAGGGCTACGAGTCTGAGTAGCAAAAGGCAGTAATGCTCTAGATACTACATCAAGACCAATAATAAATTTAACTTTGTTATTGATTTCATCAGGAGATGGAGCCTTATCGCGCTGACCTGTAGCATACTTATGACTTTCTTCTGCCATTACAAGTACTGTTAGGTTAGAACGTAATG